GCTCGTTACCTTTACCCCTCCCGAAAACAAAGAGTCGTTCAAAATCCTCTGGGGATTGGTTTCTTTCCCCTCAGGAGCAGACATTACCACCTCAATTACGACAGGGCACATTGCTTTGGTCTCAATCGCCACTTTGGGAGCGATAATTGGTTTCTACTTTACACCAGGAGGTAAGAGATGATAGGTGATATATTGACATTTATTGAAAAAGTTGGTTTACCTATTACAGCTGCATTAGCTGTTGGTTGGTTTTTATTTATAATTCTTAAGTTTATTTTAGCTCAAGTAAATAGTAGGATTTCAGGTTTAGGTAACTCTTTATTATCTTTAGAAAATAAAGTTGATGTAATGAATAATGATATTGTGAAAATTGACGCTCTTTTTTCTAGTGCATTTAATGTTGAACCAAACCTTGATCGCATTGCAGCGAGCGAAGGTAAAGAAGATTGTAGAGACGATTAATTATGAGTGGTTACGAATTTTCACATTGGGCTGATATTATAACTAAATTTGGATTCCCTGTTATTGCTTTAATAGGTTTAGGTTCATTTATTTGGTATATTTGGAAATGGGTAACTAAACAAGTTAACCCTTCTCTAGATAAAGCTGGAGCTTCTTTAGGTAAACTTAAAAAACAAATACAAGCTCTAGATAATGATATGATAAGACTGGATATGAAATTAAAAATATTAATTCAAGAACGTCATATTATAGATAAAAATAGAAAAGAACTTATATCAGAGAAAGAAAAACCCTACTAACCGCAGCTAGTAGGGGACTTAGATACTCCAAGAGACAATCTAAGGGGTGAAAAAGTAATTATTTTTTAGCAGCAGGTTTTCTACCTCTCTTAATAGCTGGCTTCTTCTGCTTAGCTTTAAACTCTGCAAGTTCCGCCTCCGCTTTAGCAGCTAATTCCTTTGCTTCTTGAACTACTTTGTTAACTTCTTCTAGGTTGTTACGCGTAACTAAAGCACCGGTGATGATACCAGCTACAAAAACAACAATATATGTTAGTATTTCCATAAGACAATTATTTAATCAAAATATAACCATGTTCAACAATAAATATTAATATGGACAACACACAATTAAAAAAACTTTCTAAAATTGAATTAGAGGAATTAGGTAGAACAAAAGGTATTGAATTGGATAGAAGATCTAATAAAAAAACATTAATAGCTCAGATATCCAGTTTATTGAAAAGGAAACCCTCAACAACATCTAAAGCAGCTAGTTCATCTAAACCTGTTAAGTCATCTGCAACCCCAGCATCGCGCGGATTTCGTGTAAGTCCTGGTAAATCTAACGCATAGTTTATTAAATAATAATATGAGCAATCTTTCTTTTAATAACGAACTTCTTTTTGGTGGCGGGTCTGTAACTGACGGCGTTTCAGGTATAGCTGGTACTAATACATCTAAAATTCTTTATAACGCTAATGATAAGGGTACTGACACTACTGTCGTTACAACATCTGCTACATTAAATGGTACTGAGTATGAAATCGATATATTCGCTGGTTATAACGGTAGTACTTTAGCTATTATTGATAAAGATCGCTTTTCAACACAATTTGTTTTTGCATCAGGCGCATCAACTCAAACAGAAACAGCTTCTGGGTTTATTTCAGTAAGCCCTTCATTGCGTAGATTATATACGCTCGGTTACGTTTAAAAAATAATTTATAAACATTAAAAAAGCCGTAATTAAATTTAATTACGGCTTTTTTTTACTTTTTAGATTTTGAATCGCTCGTCTTCCAGTAATACTCACTCACAATCTAGACTTTAAGGGCCATATCCCAGATTACTAATTGTAGTCTCGGGCTAAACTTAAGTGTATGTTTTTTACATAACTCAGCTACCATTGCAGATTTAGCAGTGTGCTCTTCCCTACTACCACAGCAAGGCATTAACCAAACTCTTTCACGGCTAACTAAACCATTATCAATATATTTTTCAAATAGTTCCTTCTCATCATCTTCATTATTAATAACAAATTTAAAGCAAGAACCTAATTCATTATGATACTTTAACACATCAGGTTTATACCTACGCTTTTCCGGATCGCCGTTATTACTCATCTTCGGAGATACAGTAAACGTCGCTCTATATATTGAGGACCATTCCGGTAAAGGCATTAAAGATCCATTTGTTTCGAAGTCAATACGCGGGCAAAAACTGAACCTTTCCATAAAGGATACTAACCATTCTATAAGTCGCTTCTGTTGCAGCAACGGTTCTCCGCCGGTAATCTTAAGAATTGCACCGTCCTTAAGATTCTTAACGAACCCGTTATTCTCATAGAAATTATTGAGCTCATCATATGTATATCGGTTCTTCACAGACCATGAAACAAACGAATCGCATCCATGCGGTGAATCTTCGGATGCAAAGCCTTGACATGTAAGGTTACACATAGCAAGTCTCATAAAAACAGAAGGTTCACCAATGAATTTACCTTCACCTTCTACAGTATAAAAGACGTGATCATCGCTAAGAGATAGCGTTTTATTTAGATTAGACATACATTAATTATATATATGTTCCGTCGCGTATCAAGCAGTAATATTATATTTATTCAAAAACATACAATTTTACACGTGTAATTTATCATGTATATACGTATTAAATATATGTATATGTCAACAAAAACTAGTACTCGAAAGAGTACAAAAGCCGCGAAAAGACAACCCGTAAATAAATCAGAACTTGTTTTTGATAATAGAGTCGCGATGCCAGGTGATGACTGGGATCTAGATTTTAAAATCAAACAAGATTATGATCTAACTGAGAGGCAACAAGCCTTCTTTAATACAGCATTACAGCAGCAAACGCGAATGTGTATTGTAGATGGACCAGCTGGTACAGCTAAAACATATATAGCAGTATTAGCAGCATTAAAGTTGCTTCATAATAGACAGATAGATAATATTGTATATATTAGATCAATTGTGGAGAGTGCCTCCAGAAGTATGGGAGCTCTACCAGGTGAATTGGAAGATAAATTCGCACCATGGTCTATGCCTCTTATTGATAAGTTAGACGAGATACTAGTAGGTAATACTAGTAACAATCTAATGTCTAAGGGGTATATTAGATGTATACCAGTTAATTTTACAAGAGGTCTAACATTTAAGAATGCTTGCGTTATTATTGACGAAGCTCAAAATATGACTAATTCTGAATTAACTACTATTTTAACTCGATTCGGTCAAGATAGTAAATATCTAGTCGTCGGTGACACGTATCAAGCAGATATCGGTGAAAAGAGTGGGTTCGCTGGAATATATAAAGCTTTCGATGCGGATATCTGCAGTGAAAATAATATCAATACCTTTAAATTTGACGGTGACGATATTGTTCGAAGTGAAATCTTAAAGTTTATCGTCGAGAGACTGCACACCATTAAGTAGCTCTTTCATCGCTTGCTCGAGCCCGACCGGTTGAATTTCCTGTACCGGTTCGGGCTTTTGCTCATTCTTAATTTCAGTTGGTGGAGTTACTGCATGTTGCATTTTTGCAAATACATTATTTTCTAACTCGACTGATTTTGGATCTCTCTCTCGTGTTGTAGGTATACCACCGGTAGCTCCATTAGAGTGAATAGGTGCTTTGGATATGCCTTGGTATATATCACCTAAATTCATTATTAATTACCCCATGATGTACCGCCAAATAAATTACCCATACCAGTAGTAACTTTACTATTAAGTGGTGGAATTTTTGGTTTATCTTGAGGAATTTCAGTAACTGTATTTTCTACAACTGCAGTTACATTTTCTTTCTCTGTATTATCTTGAATCTGTAGCGTAATATCACCGAGACTCTCTTCATAAATTGCACTATTCCCTTCATGCTCCCAGACCTCTACTTTGATAACTCTTACACGGTTATTTGTTTGTTCGGTTACAAATTTATTTGTTGTTTCATAAACCCATTCAGCAGTTCTTTCAATACCGACGCCTTTCTCAGCAATGCGAAGATCAATCATACCCTTATCAGACATCAACTTAAATGTATCCAATTCAGGATCATCAGCAGCTACTACAGTTGTATGATCGAATTGCTTTTCTAAAAGTTTTTTAATTTCTCTACAACCACCGAAATCATAAATCCAATTCTTATCATCTAATTGATCTGCTGTAAACCATAACTTACATTGCAATCTATAACCATGAATTAACTTGCAATGACTATCTGCTCTCCATTGACGAAAAGCTGTACTACCCATAGGAATAATCTTCGTTGAAATATATCTCATATTATTATTATGAAGTATATATCATGATAATCAACTTTTTTTATGATAAGAGTTGATTTATATTTTTAACCTATTAAAATACCTTTAGGTGGAAGGGAGGAGGAGATCATTCAGTTATTTTTTTACCTCTGATGTAGGTGAAGGGTTAGCTTTTGCTTCAGCTTCTTTAATTTCAGCTTCAGTTGCTGCAACACCTTTTTTGTAGTTAATTAAATATTGCTTTGTTGTTGGTAAATCTTGCAATATTTGAAATTTCATGTAACCTGACTTTTCATCGGGTCTCATGAGAATATGCTTACCGTCAGTTAAAGGCTTTACATCTGTTTTATTAATAGGGTATTGACCGTCACTATATTTAACACCCATTAATTGTTTATTTTCACTGCTCAATGTATATAACTTTTCTTGACCGTTCCATTGAAAATTTACACCTTCTGTAGTTATAGCATTAATAGGTTGGTTTTCATTATCATATGCATATATAATACCGGTATTACTTTCCGCGGATTTAAATTCATTATCTTTTGCTTGTAACAAGTATGTGAGGTATTTTATGTCGCGATCCTTTAGTATATTAGCAACATCTGGTGTTAACGGTTTTAGCGTATACTGAATACCTTTTTCACCGAAACTAGTTCTACCTGTCAATTCGAATAATGCGTTATCGATTGTCAGTCTTGAATCTGGAGTTACTACCGGGTCTTCTGCTGGTTCTGGATCTTCTGCTGGTTCTTCAAATTCAATCCTATCACCGGGGTATATATCCTTGAGGCCCTGTACAATTTTTTTAGCTTTGTCTTCACCGAGAGATTTAATCCAATCACCTTTATATGATTTTTGAAAGTTAAATTCCGGTTCTTCAGCATCTTCTACGCTCGATCCGGATAATCCCTTCTTAGGGTCATGACCTTTAAAGGTAAACGGTATATCAGGGTATGTTTCTTTAACAGCTTTCAGGAAACTAGGTACACCTTTTGATATCCATTGCACGCGCCTATCAATTACCTTCTTGCCTGTATCCGGGTCAGTTAATTTCATTTCGGTATCTAATTTTAAAACATCTTTAAGTATATCCCAAACACGTACAGCTTTTGATTTACCGTCCTTATTACCAGCCATTTGCTCCATATTCTTGAAGCTACCCTTTTCATTTCTATCTAACGAGGCTTGAGCTTCATTTATTTTTTTTAAAAAATGTGCTGGTAGTACTGCCTCATTTGCTTCTGAAGCTTCCGGAGCCTCTTCAGAAGCAGCAGATGCATCTTGACCATATGCATTTATTTTTTTTATAATATCATCACCGAGTTTAATTTTGTTAAATCCACCTTTACCAAAATATCCCATTTTATTAGTACTTTTATCAAGTTGTTTATCTAATATTTTTTGTAGAGCATCTCCGATATCCCATTTGCCTCTTGCAACTTCAGCGCCTTTCTTAATAAAGTTAGTGGATTTTTGAGCTGCACTTGCAACTTTATTTAAGATCCCCCCTTTCTTAACAGGTTTATTTGCATTTGCAGCTAATTGACCTGTATCGGTAGTGTTAGATTCAGGCGTTGCTTCCTGTATTAATTTTAAAAAATTACTCATTATTAATATTATTTATTGATTTTATATTTATATACTATATAATTAGTGTATGTCAGATAAAAGTAAAAATTATGAATGGTTAGGTGAAGATGATGAACTTACTGGAGAAAAGGACGTTATTGCAAAAGAAATTATGGGTGAAGAGTTTAGTAAAGGCTACTTTCCTCCTATTAGAGTATATGATGATAATGTCAATGCAGATAAAGAATACATTTCTTCATTACCTGACCTTCAGAACGGCCCTTCTAGTTTAATTCAAGGTGCACCTGTACCTATTCAACAAGTAGGTATCCATAACTTTAAACTACCGTTAACTTATAAGAAGAGAGATGGTAAGACTATTGAGTTAGAGACGAGCGTTACTGGCAGCGTTAGTCTCGAAGCTCATAAGAAGGGCATTAATATGTCTCGTATCATGAGAAGCTTCTATGACCATAAAGATGAAGTATTTAGTATGGGTAAGATTAGAGATGTTCTCGAGACATATAGGAATAATCTTAAGAGCTTCGACTCTCGTATTATGCTTAAGATTTCATATCCTATTAAGCAACAGAGTCTACGTAGTGGTTTAGAAGGCTTCCAGTATTATGACGTAGTATTTGAAGGCGATCTAACTAAAGAAGGTGAATTTAAAAAGTATATTCACTTTGATTTCGTTTATTCATCGGCATGCCCTTGTAGTTTTGAATTAAGTGAGCATGCTGAAAAGTATCGTAATAGAGCTACAGTGCCTCATAGTCAACGAAGTGTTGCTCGAGTTAGTGTGAAGTTTGATGATATGCTCTGGGTCGAGGATCTCCAGGAATTATGCTTAGCTGCTCTTCAAACCGAAACTCAAGTAATGGTCAAGAGAGAAGACGAGCAGGCGTTTGCTGAAAAGAACGGTGCTTATCTTAAGTTCGTAGAGGATGCAGTTAGACTACTCTTCGAAAAGCTTAATAATGAATCTCGTATTAAAGACTTTAAGATTGTAGCTTCGCATAACGAAAGCTTGCATAGTCATAATGCTGTATCAGTTATTGTAAAGGGTGTAGAAGGTGGCTTCTCAGCTGGAGTAGCTAGAGATGTATTCGAATCAACTGGATTACGGTAGTTTAAATATATAACAATATTACAAAACTGTTAGTGAAAGCTAACAGTTTTTTTTATGTTTAATCTAAATTACCTTCAGCACTTACATCAATTAAACCGCCGAGTTGTTCGATGAAATCCTTACCTACAAGAATTTTATACTCGTTTTCTTCTCTATCACCGATTGAGAATTTAGTAGCAGGGTAAACTTCGTCGCCGATTTCAATATCAAATTCTACTACCGGTCTCTCTTCAATATTACCAGAACCAATATTGATATCAATAAATTCAACAACACGCTTTTTTATCGTCTTACCGTCTACTGTTTCAAAAGTAACATGAGATTTACCTTCATAGCTGTCATCGAGACCACTGTACTGTAAATTTATACCATGTAAGACATTATAAGCCCCATTGCCGCTATCAACTTTAGCTTCAATGGGACCTAATTCTTTAAATGTTATTGTTTCAATCAACCCTAGTGGTTGAGTCGATTCAAAAAATTGTTTAAAAGTAATCACATTATTATTTATGCTTTACCTTCATTCTTTATCTCCTGAATCTGCTTTCTAATGTCTTTACATAGCTTCGAAATCTCTAGCAATGACTTACGTGCACGTGTTGCAGCAGCCTTATTACCTTTTTCGAGAAAAAGCTCTACATCAGTAGAGAAGTGTTCGAAGTATACCTTAATATCACTATTATTGTCTTTTATATTGCTCATATGCAAATATTTAATTATATAAAAAATGATTTCAAGTTTATTTTTAAGAAATATAAGCTATAATATAAGATATGGATAGTAAACCTACCAATGAGTTTATTGAATTTAGAAAAAATATCTTTGATACATTCGAAATCGATGCATCGGACATTATGTCTGCATTGCAGATTATTGATGTAAACGTTACAGAAATATGTACCCGTAAATGTGTTTTTTGCCCGAGAGTAGATAAAAAAATATACCCTAATAGAAGCTTACATATGTCAATTGATACATGTGAAAAGCTCGCTAATGATTTAGCTGAGTTTGAATATAAAAATCAAGTTGTGTTTGCTGGGTTTAGTGAACCTCTAGCCAATAAAAAGATATTTGAGATTGTAAAAACATTTAGAGACAAGCTACAATATAATAATAATATTTCTATTACAACAAATGGTGATCTATTAAAAGATGATACTCTTAAGAGGCTATTTGATAACGGGCTTAATCTATTAAAGATGAGTCTATATGATGGACCGGAGCAAGAAGAGAGATTCTTAGAGCAATTTAATAGATGTAATATTAAACCAGATCAATATGTTATTAAGAGATTCTGGTACGGCCCTGAAGAAGAATATGGTATGTCGGGTATTAGTAACCGAGTAGGTATGATGAAATTAAATGATAGGGAAGTACCTATTAGACCGTGTTATATGTCTTTTAACTCATCATTTATTGATTGGAATGGTGATGTGCTATTATGTACCCATAATTGGCGAAAGGATGTTAAGTTTGGTAATATACATAAAGCTAGCCTTAAAGATATATGGTTATCAGAAGCAGCTAAAACAATGAGGCAACATCATATAATAAACGGTCGAAAAGGAAAATCACCGTGCACTGACTGTGAAGTACATGGTCAAGTATATGGTGAAGATTCATTTAATTTATTTAAAAAATATTATGCATAAAAAAATTAAAATATTTGTAGGTTTAGACGAGCCCCATAAAATTGCATATGATAAGTGTGTGAAGAGCATACATGATAAGAATGTAAAATATGATATCGATATACATCCTATTAATTATAATACTGTAAAAGAATATAGTAGAAAAAAAGACCCATATGAATCTACACAGTTCGCATTTGCGAGATTCTTCGTACCATATCAAAGTAGATATGAAGGTGTAAGTATATTTCTAGATGGTGACTTTTTATTCCTTGAATCGATTGATAAGCTTTTAGATCTATACGATCCGAAATATGCTATCATGTGTTGTAAGCACGAATATAACCCAACTAACTTACAGAAGATGGGTGGAAAACCACAGACTGCCTGGCCTCGTAAAAATTGGAGTAGCTTAATGATTTTTAATAATGAGCACACAAAAAATAAAACGTTAAACCCACTCACTATTAACAATCAAACCGGAGCCTTTCTTCACAGGTTTAAATGGTTAGAGGACGAAGAGATTGGTTCACTACCTATACAATGGAACTGGTTAGTCGATTGGTATAAAGAACCTAAGGATGGTAAGCCATTAGCTCTGCACTATACCGAAGGTGGTCCATGGCTTAAAGAATATAATCAATGCGATTATGCGGATATATGGCTAAATTACTAATAAAAAACTCTACTATTTTTTAGTTCTCTACCAATAATATCAATTGCTTGACTTTTGTTTCTTGTTATAAATTTATCATAATATGAACCATTATATTTTTCCATACCATAATTGAAAAGTTCATCTCTATATGTATTATATACAGACATAAAGTCAATATAACTAGCAGGTGAATTTTGTATATACATACAATCTGTAAGTAGACTCTCTAAAGAGCCTTTTTCTTTACATTTAAACCCAGCTTCTGTCTTTTGGAATCCTAGCTTCTCACTCGAGAATCCACCGTCGTATAAATGCGTAGTATCCATTCCAAATTTATTGCAAAAATGAGATTTATAATCATTACTACCGCTTATTAAAATTAGATCTTTGTAGGGGGTCTCTTTGATCAGAAAATCACAGAAAATATCCAACATCTTTATATCCTCATCTTTATCTATTCTAAATGTGGGTAGTGTTATAAAGTATTTCTCTTTTGTAAAATTCTTTATCAGCTTAGCGTCGACGCTGATATCAGCATTTAATTTTATACTATCTTTATTCTTACGCTTTTTTGTATTATTAATATAATGCAGTTCATTATCATTATAATTATCTAGATAATAAAACTTAACAGTGTTATCTAATAAGAAATTACTACCATCGCTTATTCCATTGATATACATATCATTGATATTGTCAACCTTTGTAACTCTTTCTATAAACAATTTTTTAATATATGTATCATCGCGATGCATCGGATCTACCTTTCTACCCTTAACTGCTTTTAATCTCATATCTCTTATAAGCTTATATGAATTATTATTCTCTATATTATTGAAAGTAAACATCTTATTTTCAAAGACATTAGTAAGATCTCCTTTGATATAAAAGGTTTTATTATGATCCTTATAATATTTAGATAACATTATCAACCCGATCATAAAATCAGTATATGTTACTCTCTCTCTTATAGCCTGCGCGAAGTATATCATAGTTTATAGTATTTTGTATATTGTTTACCGACTTTCTCGCCATGTATATTACATCTATTACATACCGGTAAGTCTCGTTTACCTTCTTTCAGATGTGATCTGTAATTATTTAAGAAAGTTGATTCCCATATTTCTTTTAAGGTATGAGTATTAATATTTAACTTATTCTTCGATATTTTAAACCAATCCTCGCAGCATAAAATCTGATCACCATTCCAGTCGATAAAAAGTTTATAAAAAGGCAAATAGCATTTATTTTTTATATTATCTTTCAGTAAATCAGTATTCATTTTAACTGCTCCAGCTCTATTTGTAAATCCTGAAAAATTATCTGAATGATAATAACTCTTCCTTAACGTAAATGTATCAGAATTGTAACTCTCGAACATCTTATTGAATTTTTCTAGCTGTTCATCACCGTCATATAAACTAACAACAATATGATTAATACCAGCTTCATATATTTTCTCGATGATGCCTTCCTTTATCTTATCACCATTAGTATTAATTTCATGTACTCTTAGTTGTGGATTTTCGTCACTAACAATCTTTACGAGTTTATAAAAATCTTTTGTTAGTAAGGGCTCTCCATTACCGGACCAGCCTATTCTATTCGTGTAGTTATTGAGCTTGAGCTCAGAGCTCAGCTTTCGGATCGTCTCTTCAGTTATATGTAAATTTTGATTCGGATACACCTTAGGGTCACTTCTAGGGCAAAAATGGCAGGTACGGTTACATAGCTCAGTCGGATTAATAGTAATACTCTGCAGAGCTTTCATCGGCGTCATCTCGATATCCGTAGCTATTTGCCTTTTTCTCAGATCGATTATATCTTGCTTATTATCTGCTATCACTTAAGTAATTATTAATAGTTTTGCAGATATCCAATGAGACAAATATATAGTAATTTTTACATCGATACATTTATAAATTTAGATAAATCAATAGAAAATGAACTGAATGATTTAATTACAAATAAAATAGAATATGTTATTAATTTAACTGAATATGAACAGCTGAATGTTAATCACCGAATTGCTCTTATAAGTAATGGAATCAAATCATTAGATTTTTTTGATGATCCAGAGCTTCATCGAATAAAACGCATACCTCCGCAGAGTAGATCCGGTGAGGAGATTAGCAGTAGAATTACAATACGAGCTCGTATTATAAAGGAAAGAAGTGAATTTTTATTAAACCTCAGTGAGATGACAGGTAATATACTTTTTATATGTAACCGTAATAATGTACTATCGCCGTTATTTGTATGTTTAATGATGCACTTACAGTCATGTACTGCAAGTCATATAGATAGTATATTAAGAGACAAAGAGGTGGTTACATCTGCTAAATATAAGGCTGATATAAAAAACTATCTTGATAAGTATATAGACATAATCTATAATAGTATTAATGAAGTTTCGAAATAAACAGTGCAGCAGCGATCCATTTAATCACTACACATTTACTGATTTTTTTTGTGATAGAGAGCTAGCTGATATTGATAGTATCAAATTACAGAGTCATTCAGCATCTCTCGACGGAGCGCGCACTACAAACAGTAATAGATTCTTTGTTGATAAGGAAAATATGTGGAGTAATTCCGCATTAAATAGAATTGTAGATTTTTTCTTGCGCGATGACATAATTCTTATGTTTGAGCAAGAATCTGGTAAAAGGATAAGAGGTAATTATTTACGCGTAGAGTTTATAGAAGATAAAGAAAAATCTTGGCTTGAGCCTCATGTCGATATAAGTGAAAAGATAATGAGCTTTCTAGTTTATCTTAATAATACTGATGAATCAGAGAGTATCGGTACTGCTCTATATAATAAAGATAAAGAGTATATTAAAACTGTACCGTATATTAACAATCAGGGGTTTTACTTCTACCCGGGAGACGATACATGGCATGGTTTAGAGTCAGTTGATATAAAAAAGCGTAGAAGAGCGGTAATGGTCAATTACTGTACCTTTAAAACGGAATTTAAGATTCCTGAATAATAATATACTTTGACAAATATTCAGCTAGTATATCAAATTTTTCTACCTTCTCGGTAACAAAGTTTAAATCTTCATATTGACTTAAAATTTCTGAATATTTTTTTCTTAATTTAATAAACGGTATAAAGCTTGTACAAGCGCATGTGATTAGATCGTTGTATATTTCTTCGGCTTTTCCTCTAATAATATTGTTACCTCTAACGTTAGAAAAATCTGTCTCTGTTTTTAAAATTTCATATAAGCAGCGATGCTTATCGCCGATATACTTCTTAATATCATTATTACCTGATATTAATAAGATAGGCTTGTTATAATCTTCTTGTAGACGTGGTATGATTGTATCCCAAAACTCGTAAATTCTATGATTATCGGGGTTATTAATTTTAATATTAATCGTTAAAAAATCCTTGCTGTACTTAACATATTTTTTTTGAATCTTAATTGGTGGTATTGAGTTTAAGTTTAATATTTCAGTATCATATGTACCGTCATTATAGTCAACTATAATAAATCTATCATCCGTATTCTTAATATCATACATGCACCCGTTAAACATTTTAAATTCATCTATATTTGGAATATTGAATAAATTATCAAAATATTGATTCTTTAAGAACCGTAAATACTTTAAATCGTAGAGGACCTGAAGGTTTTGCCTTCGAGTAAAATTGTTAAATTGCTTTGTATGATCTTCTATATATGGTATAAACAAACACTGATGATTAAACTTCTTCAATATCGGTATATGACTAGGTTTAGTTAAAAATATCAGGGATCTATTATATTGTTCTGATAATTTTGTTAATATAATTAACCTCATTATATTAAAACATAGACCTGAACTCTTTACTGATATTAAATAATTAGATTTCAATTATATCACCTCGCCGTTTCATTTTAGAATACCATAATCTTTCCCAGGTATAAGGGTGCATATTAGAGTCATCTCTGTTATGCCGTGGGTCCCAGTACCATCCTGTTTTGAAGAAATCAAATCCCGTGGTGTATATTTTTTTACGTGGAAATAATTTACGTATAAAATAGAATGTTTTAAAGCCGAGAGAAAAATTAATTTTATCTATTTGATTAAAAGGGGACATAACCTCACAGAACATATTTTTAAATCCTTCTATATCAGCCTCTGTATTTAGATATAATATATTATGTTTATAATCAGTAAATTCTTTATCAATATACTCTCTACTTTCTAAAAAACTTTCCTGGTAATTTAAAGGTACGTTTAATATAACTTTTGTTTTCTTTAACCTTTCTGTACATAGCTTCCAGTATATTGTCGAAATTATATCCGTTTTACTACCGACATACTCTTCAAAGCCATCTGTTACATATCTACCTAACCGTACAACTGTATCAAACTCATCTATTAATGCGCCATTTTTTTTATCTAGAACAGCTTCACCGTTACCGACGATTATAATATCATGCTCCGAGTGCATCAAATGGAGATGGATTTAAAAGAGTTGGCCATTGATTAAAGAGTTTATAAAATTCTAACCCCTTCATATGTTTTCTAAAGTTATCGACATTTTCTATCAGATCGTCCTTTATAAGGTTAGCATCTTTTTCAAATTCCTCATCATTTGCCTCCTTAATACTCTCATTAATTTCATTAATTGCTTCATCAAGTTTTGTATTTACAAGATTCCAGTATAGCTGCCTAATATCTAGATTTTCTCGTACATCTGCTTGACTGAAGGTAATTACTCTTTCAGCGCCTAACACTTTTAATTTTTCTAAATCTACAGTATTATTATTAATGACACATCGTTTAATTTTTTTACTGTCATCTTTACTGAAGCTTTCAATATAACCCTTAGATTGTTCGACTAGCTCGTCAAATTTAATATTTGAAGCATCGTGAGCTTCTTTATTTATTATAAAGAAATCACTTGAATCGTTAAAAATTTCCTCTTGTTGTATTTTTGACGGTATAGTATTTGTATCGTAAGTAATTATACTTGAATCAGCTAATTTATCTCTATTAATATTATATTCTAAACTATCTGCAGGGTCAGTAAAGATCAATTGATCATCTTTAATAATAGCCGTACAATCGACGAAATAATATTCTTCATTATTGGTATGTAAGCAGAATTTAATATTCCCGCGTATAGCTTTTATTATATCAAATATCATTACGGTATTTAGTGGTTTAGAAAGTAAATGCCAGTATACGCGTGAGACCGTTAAATGAGTATGTATTGTGGATTCTATTAGTATTGTAGTTAACTTTACCTATGTTAAATACCATGGATGTACTTATACCGGTTAAATCATCCTTAATATATACTGTATACGCCTTGCTAGGTAGACCAGTAAATATAAAATTTCTATCACCGGTATGACTTATGTTTTTACAAATTGATTTTATATTAGGTATTGTAACGGTAACCGTCCCATTACTGAATCCTATAGGGTCTAGTTTAACGACTATATAACCAGAATTTGTTTCACTTATATATTTACCGGTTCTAGAAGTTCTGATGTTTGCCGTGCCATGAATAACCTGCGCGCCTCTCCAATCACTTAGAGCAGCGTCAACCGGCGTCGGTGTATCTGGTAATTGTTTAGGTATTTGAACGTTATCCTTTAGTTGATAGTTAGCAGTTACATTTCCGTTGTCCCTAGCTATAGCAATATCTACTATTGGATATTCACTAAAAAAAGCTATAGGTTCATACACAAATACGTTGCCGAGAGTTCCAATTGGAATATTATTAATACTCGCAGTTCGAGATGAAGGAGATATCTCCACTATCGTTAAGTCATAATCAAAATTACTGCTATAACTACCTGCAGGCTTATAATTAGTAATATGACCTTTACTAAAACTACCAGTCTTACCTGCCAATCCATTAAAATTGATATTTTTCTTTTGACCTGGCGATAAAGTTAAAGTTTGAGTACCGTATTCAGTACCTTGCCGGTTTAAGGTTACTTTAAGTGTTATATTGCCTGTTGGTTGTATATTTTGCAGTACTGTCTGTACTGTTCCAGTTGCTTGGTCAGCGCCGTATAGGCCATACGTTGTACCGCGATATCTCACCTGCCCTAGTATGACAGCTTTCTGGTTTATAACATCTCGTATTGTTCTTATACTGATATCATTGGTTATAGGTACAATAGGCATACCAATATTTATTATGATTTACTTTTTTTCTTCCAACTGACTCGTTTAGAGCTCTTCTTTTTATACATTTTACCTTTTATCTTCTTGCAAGCAGCTTTAGTAGGTCTACATGCAGGGTAACTACCACCGGATTTTTTAGATTTTCTACCGCAAGGACCTCCTGTTTTGCAGTTTATCCATCCGCTAAACTTTTTACCAGTTTTAGGATCAGTACCTCCGCGTTTAAACCATTTATGTAAGCTATCGCTTGCTTCAGTAAGATAATTATCAACTAGATCGTCGAATTTCATTTCTTTTTCCAGATTTTACCTTTACGGCATCTAACAATCGCTCCTGATTTATAAGCTGAAGTCTTCTTACCATAAACACTATCAGCTTTTCTCTTACAGCGATCCTGTGCATCTTCGCTACTAACTTTACCGCGAGCTTTTGTCTTTGATTGCTCTTTCTTTTTGTCTTTTTCTATACGTGTACCGGTGTAAGAAGATTTACCTGCACCGCCTTTTCTAACTTTAGTTTGCTCAAAAAAATTAATGAATGTATCCATATTAGTATTTATTAATTATCTACTAAGATAACATTATATGATGTTGAAACTGGTACCCCGGTTGCAGTATCATATGCTCTTACTTCAATATCAGTCTTTTCTAATGCCTGTAAAGGTACCTTGTAATCTTTAATCGAAAAATTATTTAGAAACATTATATCCTTAGTTCTCATAATAGGTCCGTCATTAGGTTCAGATAACATTAAGAAAGCCTGAACACCGGAATTATAGACACTCGACCCTACAGACCATTGAGTTATATAACCTGTTTTACCAGCTGGTATAGTGTATACACTGGTTTGAGATTGACCGAACCCTTCTTTATTAACACTTGTACCTTTTGTACCGATTGATATAACAGTCGTGCTACCAGCATTTATATCGATATGCCCTTCATTAGTACCAGTTGAACCAGCTGTTTTAACTAAAGCTCTATATATTCTTAAAAATTCGTTTGTCGACGCTGATCCGCTACTCGTACCATTAGTTGAAATGACCTCCGTTACAGTGTTATAATTCGAATCTAACCCTTGGATCTCAATAGTTCTCGCACCGGTACCGGTAACCGTATCACCAGAATCATCGCTTATAGCTGATACGGTAGACGCTACAGTTAAGTATTCGTATATACCGCCAGTTTCCCAGATTGTTTCTATATCAGCTCCAACAGATAGATTAGCGCCAAACTTTTCGATATAATCTTGCTGCCCCGTTCCGCTACCAATCCCAGTATTTAAAGGGTCAACTTGCTGTACTAAAACGGCTGATTTATTGAAAACTCCTTGACCTAAACCACCTGTTACCGCAGGGTATCGAGAATCATTTTCAATCTCAACATATTTCATATAGTTGAGAGTGTTCTCCGGGGTTCTTATATCTGTTTTAATACTCATAAAAAATTACCACTTTCTGCAAGACCAGTATCTCGCTTTTGTTTTAGGGCCAGGGTTATCGCAATTATGTCTCGCTCTAAAAGATTTACGAGCTTTCGGATTACTCTTTCTAATTTTCATCGTTTTTTCACCTTTACGTTTAGCAGATGTACCGCCATGTCCAAAGTTGACTTTTTTTACATTACCAGTTTTAGGGTCTTTTACGTATACTTTAAATTTTTTAACGTCACCTCTTGTTGGCTTGTTAAGAGTTACTTTTCTACCTCTATATTCAGCATCTTCTTCAAATGCTTCCATTAAATAAGTATATAATTTATCGAAGGTCATTTAATTATTTAATAAATATTATTATGGATAGTGAAACAAATCTAATATTCGAGCAATATAAACAAGTTAATGAGAATATTGGCTTAGGACCGAACGGTATGTCTACCGTAACAATTACAGTAGGATCTAATACTAATCACCCACCGAGACGTCAACCGGGCGGTACAACATTTAGTGCATTCAGTGATGAAGAACACGCTGATGTAAAGAAAGAGGAAGAAGCAGTATATATACAAGCAGGTGATGCATCAGATGATGATTGTGGTTGCAGTGATTGTAATGGCGATCATGACGGTGAAATAGACATGGCGAGGGCTGAATTACTTAAAGCTGCTGAATATGCTACGAAACTATTCAACCATCTTCAAGATGTCGATAACTTAGAAGGTTGGACAGCTAGTAAAATTACAAAAGCTTCCGATTATCTATCATCCGTTTACCATGCTTTAGAGTATGATGCTTTAGATGCAAACGTTGAAGATGAAGAAGTTGATGATGAGCTTGAAATCGACGATTACGATGCTGCAAAGACAGCTAAAGATACAGGTTTCGCAGGAGCTTAAGATATTAGCTTAATATTTGTTTAATTGTAGCTTTATCTTCAGTAGATAATACCTCAGGGGTAAAATATTCGATAGCTTTATCGATATCTGAAGCAATTAACTCTCTTGTCATTGTACCTGATATACCTTCTGCTTGTAGAGGTATCTTTACAACTCTAACAAGAGGATATTTATCAATATTCTTATCAAAGTACGAATATCTTTTTACATCATCATCCTTATCCCCAGCACCGACAATTATATTAACATCTTTATTTTCATCTGCATATTCATACACGGATCTAACAGGAGTTACATTAGCTATAACAACTTCAACGGGTTTATCGAGATATTTCGCGTAGATCTCCCATATTTGCTTTGATTGATCGGCAGTAATACCATCCCTATCCTTCTTTCCAATGAATATTACTCCTTTGTCAGCATCTTGTAAGATGTAATCGAAAGAATGGAAATGTCCTTTTGTAGGTGGCTTGTATCCTCCTGGATATAAAGCAACAGTCGGTTGTGTCTCTTCATCTTCACCCATAATTTTTGTATATAGACTACTGAAAGAGTCGTTTATAGGAGCAGATTTTGAGGAAAATCTACCCTTACCATAAAAATCGCCACGGGTAGGAGGGTTAGTTATATAAGACTCTTGATCTTCTTTAGTTGCTGGTGAAGTTGGCTTACCAGTACCGAAATTAGCGCGACTAAACTCGCCTCTATCAACTAATTTCGTAATTTGAGCACCGTCATCAGTAACTTTCGAAAGAGCAAACCCTTCTGGAGCTGTCGTTTGCCATTCCCCTGGTGCTTCTTCTAGATATGTACCTAATAAGTCATTCTGCGTGATTTCGTTAAAGATTTTAATAAGGTTGTTCTTAAGATTTGCAATAATTTTAGTAATTTCAAATGCATTCTTGATAGAAGGTTTAAGTTTTTTAAGAGCTGATAGAGTATTCTTCATCTGCTCTGTCTTTTTCGCTTTACCTTTCTCGCTCTTTAGTTTTTCGATATCCTTTACAAACTTACCTGATATCCAATTAACAAACTCTTCAGATGAAATAGCTGTATCTTCTAGAAATCTTCCGGCTCTTATTTCTGAGTTAATATATGTCTTTAGTAAAGCGGTATAATCATCTAGAGAACTAAAATCTACTTTATCAGCTAATTTTAAAACTTGTTTTTTCTTCTTTTGAACGTCTTTAAGCAGTAATTTACTGAATGATGACTTAGCATTTTTAGGTTTATTAGCTAATACATTAAAGACAAATACGGTACTTGATGGAGAAAACTCTTCCGGAGAAGACGTATATTTCTTAACCTTTAAAATACCATTTTGAATCATATATTCAATATGAATAGCTACCCCAATCTTCGCTTTATTGATCTCATCACCGTACGGGCTATTTTCTGTAACAGCATACTTAATTGTATTAGGAGTAAATGTAAGAAATCGATTTTCATTCTTAACTCCGTCAATAGTCTGAGGAGTTTCAATTTGCTTCATCTGCGGATCAAACATATAATCCATTTGATAAATACCTTTAAGGTTTAAAGACGGTAAATACCGTAATGCTAACTTAAGCTTATCAGCTAAACCACCAGTACCGTGATTGTTGATAATATCTTGCTCAGTATAGTTAATTTTTGGGTTTTTAGCAAACGCTGACTTACTAGCTACAAAAAATTTATTATTAGTATCGACACCTGCGACAATAGCAGGTGCACCGTCAAATTTAGTCGAAATTTTATAATCAGACTCATCAACAAAGTAAGAAATAGATGATTCTATTTGATTAATAGCTTCTATTACCCCTTGTTTGCCTTTATTAAGTATATTCTCTTCTAGATGGTCGATATGCTTTACAGCTCCGTCGATAGCATCGAAGAATTCTAAAATTATGCTGTGATGTTGTTTGAATGTTTTCATTAAATTGTACCTAGAGATGGATCGAGGTCGAGGGTTGTAATTGCCCCAGCTTTGATTATATTTTTATCAATTAGAGTTGATATTTGATCTGTACTAAAAATAATATAACGGCTAAAATATTTATTTCTACTTGTATTAACAAAAACAAAATAGTCGACTCCTTCGTGGTTAGCGTAGTTATCGAAGTATATTTTTGTTAAAGCCTTTCTTACCTCTCTAGAGTCATTGAGATTGATATTATCTAAAATATTGGTAATAGTACTATGTGGGTATTCTACCTTCGCAAAAGTTTTTAACGCGG